GTACCGGAGATCTTGTCTTGCAGCGACTAGTTCGAAAGACACCTTTTTTTGAAGGGACTCCAGTAAAAATATTAACAGCTGGGTATAATATGAGAAAAAATTTTAAAATTACTTTTTCGGATAGTTCTTGTCAGCATTCAGAGACTTGTGGCTGTCGTATTACACTTCAAGGTGTTGGCCCAAAAACAGAAGGTCTTAAGTATACAGCACTTGGGACCACATTAACAGATCAATATCTTGAGGCAGCTTCTTATGTTAACACGTTCGATTTTGACACGCGAGCGAGTGATCCGTCACCGGTGATGTCAGAAGAACAGTATTTTCGTGCTAACATTCAAGAGGGTACGACAATTAAACCTATTGAGCCTGTAATAGAGAATGCCAGGGGCCGTTGGCCTGATTCTGTGTTATTGTGCTCATTAGACACACGAGTATCGAATGCACTTAGACGTAGTGATTTTAGATACTTACGATATAAATTTCCCCAGATGCATATTTCGTGGTCATTCATGAAAGAAGTGTGGGGAGAGACGGTATCGGTTCCTTCTCTGAGGGCTTTGGCTCTCCGCCGGGAGTCGATGTTTCATTGGGCATGTGGAAAGACGAATGGCCGTCCACATGTCGTGTCAGCAATGGCCAATCTGTACCCAAGGAAGATAGCGAATTCTATTTTGAGTATGTCAAGAGAAACATTGGGACAGATGCCTCGTGAGCCTTTAGCGTTCTTGAATGAGGCAATGGATGTGCTCTATCGAAAGATGAGAGTGGACCTTCAGCGGAAGGATCTTTGGAAACTCTCAGTAGCAACATTGAAAGATATGTATATGGGTGCATCCAATGGGGAGAGTGGAGGTAAGAAGTTTGAGATAGTTTCAGACGTTACTCATCCCGTAAAAATTAAAGTGTCTCCGAAAGGTAAGAAAGTAGACACGTTTGAACAGGAAATTACTGCTATTATGAATTTTCTTCGTACTGGAGAAGAGCCTAATATCCCTTGGGTAGTTCCTTTGAAGGATGAAAATTTCTTTGACTTTGGAAAGCAGTGGTCGGAGGAAAAATGGCAAGCTTTTGAGGAGAAATTGAGGTGTTTCAATATTCCTTGCTCGATCTATATTTTGCTAGAACGAATGGTATCATTTATTCGTCATCGGCGAGAAAGAGGTTGGGTTATACGTATTGGACATCGTTGGTCACATGGTGGAGCAGATTCCTTAGCACGATGCTTAGGGATTGATCTATCAACGTGTTGGAGCCCTGAATTAGTAGAGGGCGACGCAAAACTCTATGATCAAACTGTGGCTGAGCTTTGGGTTAACTTATATTGGTCGACAATGTCTAATTTTGTAGACCCTTTAAGTCAAGATTATTCGTGTTTTGAGAAGGTGGTTAAATTCCTTTTGAAGAACATGATAATGCGATTGACTCAGCTGCTTGGTACGATCTGGGGCGCAGTAAAAGGGGGAGTTCCGTCTGGAGCCTTTAATACATCACACATGGATTCATGGATCATGGCGATGTATATAGTGCTGTTCTGTGTATGGCAAGTACATACTGCTCCCCCTGAGCATCAAGAGGCATTAGAAATGCATCTTCTTACTATAGTCCTACTGATAGTTTATGGTGATGACCATCTCTATCGTAAGGGTCTTGGTATAGGTGGAACATACTTTTCTGGTGCTGCTTTTGTTGACTTTATGTGGAAACACTTTCGTGTACTTGTTCGAGATATGAAAGATGGTGTTTGTTTTGCTTCAGTGACGAGTGCAGGATGGGTAGTTAAATGTGGTGCAACCTTTTTGAAGCACCAGATGGTACTCAACCCTGATAAAGGTCCAGGACAGCCTAGTTTCTTGCCTTTTCGCGAGTCTCGTGAATTTTTAATACGTTCGATTTGGGGTCGATTGACAAAAAAAAGAGATGTTGT